TAGCCGCGCGGCTTCTGGCCCTCGCCCTGCGCCGCCGTCCAGTCCGAAGCGCAGATGCCGCCAGACTTGCGCGGCTTGCGATCAGCACGCATGGCGGACATCTTGCCAGCCATCTTGCCCATCTCCTTCTTGTCCTTCATGGCCTTGCCGCCAGACTTGCGCATCTTGCGCGCAGCGGCGACGACGTCCTTGTTGCCAGCCACAAGTTCCGGCGTGTTCTTCTTCGGGGCAACGCCCTTCATCTTTTCCATGTCATCTGCTCCTTACAGATTAGGTTGCGTCACGGTTCTGGAGGTAGGTGACGACGATGTTCGCCACTCCAGAGCCAGTGTTGGTGGATGTGACCGCGATCTTGCGGTCAGTCGTGCCAACATCGATCCAGTTGCCGTTGCGCGTGGCGTCGGTGCCGGGTGTGGCCGTCAGCGGGCCAACAGCAGCACCATCCAGCGCACCAGCCGCCGTAAGGAACGTGGCAGATGCAGTCGTGCCGACGCCAAAGGTCGTAGCCGCGCCCGTGAAGGCGACGGTCACAAACACCTTGATGTCAACAATCTGGCTGTTCGCGGGGATCACGATGTCAGTGGCACCACTGGCCTGCGTGACCGCAGAGGACTGGGCCATCAGCACCCAGCCTGTGTTCTTCACATTCGAACCCAGCGTCGAGCCACTGGTGTTCGGAATGGTTCCGGCCTTGACGGGTCCGGTGAAGGTTGTCGTTCCCAAGGGAACCTCCTTGCACTTACATCACGCCGTCTGTGCAAAGTCCGCTGGGCGCGGTCGGCGCAATGAGTTGGCCCAGATCAGGTGTCCAGATACTGGATCGCCGCCAAGAAGATATTCCGGTCTTCCTTCAGCTTCCCAATCCCAGTGTTGCAGTCTGCGCAGAGCAAGCCCCTGATGCGTCCTGTGGTGTGGCAGTGATCCACCGCGAGCGATTTCACCTTGCCGTTCCGCGTTGCCGTCTCAGGCTTCTTGCAGATGGCGCAGACGCCACCTTGGTTCTTGTGGAGTTCGGCATACTCCGCGTGGGTTATGCCGAACTTCCGTTCGCGTTCCTTGGCCGCAAGAGCTTCCCGGTTTTTGTCCCGGTACTCTTTTTGGTACTCACGGATTGAGACAACAATGGCCGGGTCTTTCCGCCGCTTTGCATTTGCCCTGCGGCTTGTTTCCTTGGCCTTTTCAGGGTTCGCACGGCGGTAGGCTGCCGCGCGCTCCCTGTCTTTTTGCTTCCTCAACTCGTCAGACATCACTGCACGCTTAGGTGGGGAGGGAACCCCAAATCGCGCGCCAGTTGTAATAGCCGAAGGAATATCTCTCATATCCCTTGACCAGCAGGTTGTCCGTCACGAAGTCCACCTGCATGTCCGTTTCGAACTTGACGCGCTCCATGTAGGAGAGGCCGTCGATGTTCGTGAGCAGGAACCATGCCGTCGCCGACGTCAGGAAGTCGTTGGTCATGTAGCCTTCCGGCAGACCACCGCTCGTGCTGATGATGGCATTGACGTCATTGTCCGCTGTGCCGGGGCGCAGTTCCGACTTGGTGAGGCGGATTGCGACAGGCTCAAGCTGCGGGGGAACCAGCAGCTTGCGGGCGCGGGCGAAGACCTTCAGGCCAGCCTGATCCTTGAACGCGGTACGGATGGCGATCATGCCCGAAAGCAGGGTCGCTTCGTTGAGTTCAACGTCAGTCGCGGGGCGGTTGGCAACCGTTCCGTCATCAATCGGGTGATCGGTGGCGATCAGGGCCTTGCCGTCACCGCCCACCGCCGCGTTGTAGGTCGTGGAGGTGTTGATGACGTTCGCGCCGTAGATTTCCTTGGTCTGATTGAAGCTTTCGATCAGGCCGAGGTTGGAGGGCTGGAACTGCGTCTTGTAGAGGTTGTCGTCAATCGCCTTGCGGGTGATCGCGTAACCGAGAGCGATTTCCGTATGCTCCTGATTGTAGACATAACGCTCACCAGCGCCGTTGTCGAAAGCGGTCTGGCCGCCTTCGGTCTTAAGCTGCGCGAGGCCGAGGTAACGCATTTCAGCGGTACGCTCCAGCGCCATGCGGCTCTCGTGCTTGGTGAAAATCTTGTCGTACTGAGACGGAATTTGCTCGTACTTGCCTTCAATGCCCCGCAGGTCGGGGAGGAGAAGGTCCTTAATTGCGCTGAGATTAACAGCCATGGGTCCCTACTCCTCTTAGATGCCTGTCGGACCAGCGCCGTTGTTGCGGCTGGTGACATTGTTGAAGCCGACAATGATCTGGTTGTAGGCAGATGTGATGTCGGTTCCGTTTGCACCGGGAGGGCTTTCGATGAAGCCGATGATGCGGAACGGAAGCGTTGCGGTGACGGCGGGGCTTTCCACATAGGCACCAGAGATGCCAGTGGAAGCGTTGCCCGTGCCGAGGTTGAACTGAATGTTCAGACCCATGTCAGCGAGGCCGATGGCGGTGCCGCCAGCCTGCACGACGAACTGAGCATTCGGGGCGTCAACGAGATACGCCTCGACGTCAGCAGCGGCGTCCGAACCCGGCCAGTAGTTCGACCAGACGGTGCGCTTCTGCGATGTGGAGAGGTACTTGCAGCCTGCGAAGATGCCGGAAATCTGCGCCGTGCCAGCGGTGGCGCGGGTGATGTATCCGGTGTTGAGGTTGCTGACGGGGTCGCCAAAATAGATGGCGGTCGTGTTGTCCGACTTGATGAGACGGACAGAGAGTTCATAGGTGGGATCAGCACCCATGCCGCGATAAACACGGAAGCCGAAAGGGGCGTTGGTATTCGCCATCCCGGTTTCTCCTTAATGGACAATCACCACAAAATCGGCACCGAGCCGCAGGGCGATCAGACAAAGGTTAATCCTTCACCGGGAAGGAATGGGGTGTTTATAAGCCCGAAAATGCAACTTGACAATACGCAAAAACAAACGCCGCCCAAGTTAATGGACGGCGCTCGCTCGTGGTCCCCGGTTAGGGCTACTCGTCGCTGATCGGCATCGCTTCGAAGCTCTTCTTGATCGAAGGCTTCACACGCGGATCGTCACGCTCAAACGTGCCTTCAGGGGCCTGATTGAGTTGCGCCTCCTTAGCCCTCACCTGAAGGCGGGCCTTCCGCAAATTGTCCTTGTGGATGTCGTCGGTCAGGACCTTCGGGCGCTCCATCAGGATCATGCCGTCGCGCTCAATGGTCTGCCAGTTGCCCTTGGGCATCATCTGCGGATGGCGCGATGCAGGAACAGCTTCCCATCCCTGACGCGCAAGCTCGACCTCGTGGGCCGGGTCTTCCTTGCCCCAAATGGTCTTGCGCTTCCACTCGTAGGACCAGCCATCAGGGATGATAGACGGATCGACCCAGAAACGGTCAGCGCCATCGCTGGTGTCGCCCTTCAGATGCTTGCGGATTTCCGCTGCACGGCGTTCAGCACGGGCGCGCGGGTCATCTTCACGCTGTCCTGCACGCATATCCTCGCGGGTTTCCGCCACAGGAGCGTCCCGCATGTCCTTGGCGGGCCTTCCGGGGCCGCGCTTGGTGATTTCGGGTGTGTTTTCGCTGCTCATTACTGCAATTTCCCTTCTTTCTTCAGCGCAACCTTGTTCTTGGCGTACTCTTCAGGGGTCATGCCCATGATATTCGCCATTTCGCGCTCTTCACGGGTCAGTGTGACGGTGTTTCTGCCGCCAGTTCCGTTGGAAGCAGCCCTAGATGACGGCGCAGCGGGCGGAGGAGCCTTACGAGCCATGGGTTTTGCCGCCATAGATGTCGGTTCCTCTTCATCATCCTGCTGAACAGCCGTCTGAGGCTTGCGATAGCCAAGCTGGCGCTCAATTTCCGCAAAATACTCGTCCGTATCCGCCTGAAAACCGTCAGCAACGGCGATATTGTGCGCTCCAACCATCTTCATGTAGAGGCGCTTGTCACGGACGCACTCAGGATGCGCCCTGACCCATGCCGCAGAGCGCGGGGAAAGCTGGGATGCAATGGCCTCAACCGGGTCAGCAGGCATTTCCGGCTGTTGCTGGGGCGGGTTCTTGAGCCTTTCGGTCAATGCCGCCTTGCCATTCTCCAACTGGAGCAGCTTTGCGCCGTTGATCGACATCTGCGACTGGATTTCAGCCGCCGCGTCGAAGTTTCCAGCCTGCATTGCCGCCGCATAGTCGCGCTTCAGCATGGTGTTGGTGCGGTTAACGCTGTCAATCGCACTCACGATAAGCTGGAGATTGCTGTCCTGCACCTCATAAGAGGCTTTGGAGGCGGTGTTTTCCGCCATGCGAGCGCGTTTTTCCGCTTCTGCGCGGGCATTGCGCTCCATCTCAAGCTGTTGCTTGAGGGCTTCAATGCCAATTTCAGGAGAAATTTCATCGCCCTTTTCTTTCTGGGGAGCAGGCTCAGGCGTCTCCGCCTCATCTGCAACGATGACTTCCTCTTCCTTGGCTTCAATCTTTTCGTCTGACATTCAACTTCTCCGTGTTTTACCAGACGGCGTCAGGCGCAGGGATGCGGCCACGAACGTCAGTGTCATCCAGAATGCGGCAAAGCTGGCCGTGAACCGTGATGGCCCAACCATCGCTGGGCCTGAAGTAAATCCAATCG